GGCGCCGACCCAACGCGCTGGCAGTGAGATAGTAACAACTATATACGTGATGGATGGCATGGGTGCAAGTCTACGTTCATTTTATAATAAATCATATACGGGAAGCATTGCTGTATCTACTATAATAAAAGAGATTGCTGAAAAAATGGAGGGCGTAACGATTGGAGAGATTAACGTTACAGGTAAGCTAGCAAACAAAGGTCGCATTTTTAACGGACGCGCGATTGATTCGCTTGATTCATTAGCTCGAGCATTCGGTTTTAGCTGGTCTATACAAAACAACGTTTTTCAAGCTATTGATGATGATAAATCAAGCAAAAAACTGTATTCTATAACACCTGAAGATAATTTGATTAGCATAAGCCCACTGTTGAATGGAGTAATCAAAGCTCAAGTTGGCGTTCAAATTGAGACTGTTTTGAATCCAAAAATCACACCTGGGGATACAGTAAAAGTAACATCTAACGTCTCACCAAATTTAAATGGGAAATACGTTATAGATGAATGCCAAATCGGGGGCAGCACGCACGGTAGTGATTGGAAAATGTCACTCAAATCGCTAAAGAGATTTTAATGAAAACAACATTTAGCACAGCGCAATCAGACGCACTATCAACAACAATAAGTCGTCATTTACTCAGATGTCGAACAGTGACACTCGGCATAGCAGACAGCGAGCCTTATAAATCTGGGCGCATTTGGTGCATCGATGTCCTGCCGACTATTCAACAAATTGTTGAGCTTGATGGTGAGCGCACATATCAAGATTTTCCAAAATTGACAGGCGTACCGATTGTTTTGCCTTCATCTGCATCCACTGGTTTATCAATGACAGTGCCGATAAAATCAGGCGATGATGTTATACTGTTAGTATCAGATAGACCAATAGATAATTGGGAGCTACAAAAAGGACCGCAACGACCTGCCGATGAGGCAGAAATACGGCATCATGACATGACTGATTGTTTATGTATACCAAACGCGCTTACAGTTGCATCGCTCGATACATACAACAATGATGCGATACAAATTGGAACACCAACAGTAAACATAACAGTAAACGGTTCTGACGTAAATATAAATGCAAACAGCGTGACAGTAACAGCAGAATCTAATGCATCAATATCATGCTCTGACGCAACTATTGATGCGACATCTAGCGCATCAATTAACGCATCTACAACAACAATAACATCTGCAACGGTAACAATAAATGGCGAGTTGGTCGTAACGGGCACGGTTACAGGCGCGGCAGTTAACGCGCCAGCGGTGGCCGCTGGCGCGCTATCAATTGGCGGTGTTGATTTACCGTCCGATCATACACATGCAGCGGGTTCATATAGCGTAATGGTTAATGGTAATCCTGTAGCTGTAACGGGCACTTCGGGAGCTCCGCAATGATTTTTAGTTTAAAATTAGTAGATAACGATTTTGAAATAAGCGAGGGCGGTCGTGTGTCTTTGAGCGTCGGCGAGCAGGCAACAACAGACGCAATACAGACTCGCGTACAAACTGAGCTGGGCGAGTGGTTCCTAGATACGAAAATAGGTATACCGTACTATAATAACGATGAATCACAAGACGGCATATTAGGCAGCAAAATGCAGGCAGATGAGATATCTGCTATTTTTAGACGTCAAATTCTTGATGTTGATAACGTTAAACGTATCGATAAATTTGAGATATCATATAGCGCAACAGTGCGAACAGCGTCAATTGTTGCTAGTGTAATAGTTGAGACAGACAATACAGAAAAAAAGGTAGTAATTTATGCATAAAAGATTATTTATACTGTATATAATTAGCGCGTGCGCGTGCGCGAGCACGGCTAGGTTTATTAGCCCGATTGGGTATATAGACACACAAGCAAACAGGCAGCGCGTAGTATCATACATAGAAGCTCGCGTTCATGATCAATACTGCAGAAGCGCACTCAAAATGTGCTCACCCGCATCTCTTAGAAGAATGGAGCGAGCAAATCTTGAAGCGTTTCAGGCGCTTTTGCAAACTAAAGACAAGAATTTGTTAAAAACGATGATTAGGCAATATTGCAATGGCGGTTTAAATATGTGCAGCTATGTTACATTAAACAGAATGTACGCGCATAATCTAGAAGCGAAGCACAAAAAATTGAAATGGTGATATATGTCAAAATATGGTGTCACGCCCAAAGGCTGGGAAGCCAAGCGTTTAGCAGATATTCTTGATGAAACAAGCGTAGAGCTCGCAGAAATAGTTGATCAAAAAACTGGTAATCGTCTCAATCCAGATTTTAATAGTGACGACCCCGCTATGCAGATTGTACAAGTCCCGCTCAATCAAACAGCACAGGGCTGGGAAGCAGCGCAGCTTGCGTACAATCAGTTTAATCCCTTGTTAGCGGTCGGTCCTGCTGTCGACGGGTTATTAGAGATAACTGGCATATCACGGATACCCTCTTCTCCAACAATTTTAAGCATAGAAATGATTGGCACAGCAGGAGCAACAGTGTTAGCAGGTCAGACAATATCAGATGTATTTGATAGTAATCTGTTTACAACTGATCAAACTGTAACATTTGACGAATCGGGCGTTGCGACCGCAACCGCAACCGCAACGGTTGACGGTCCAATCATTGTTACCAACGGTACTATTACTAAAATCAAAACACCTCAACCAAACTGGGATAGTGTTACGAATACCTCAACTATAGTTACGGGAGTAAATGTAGAGACAGACACACAAGCGGAGGTTAGGCGCAGGAGCTCTAACGCTGCGCCTAGTGCTGCGCCCAGCGATAGCGTGCAAGCAAATCTTGCTAATCTAGAAAATGTCACATTTGCTCGCGTCAAAATCAATAACACGCTAACAACGGATGCGGATGGTATACCTGCAAAACAGCAGGCGTGCATTGTTTTAGGTGGCGATGATACAGAGATCGCAAAAACAATATTGCAGCGTTCGGGTTGCACAGCAGAATTTTTTGGTGATATCGAGGTCATACTATTTGACGCTCAGGGTGAACCTAACCCAGTGCGATTTAGTCGACCTACGCAGGTCCCGATGACAGTTGATGTTGATATTACAGTCGTTAATTCGGCTGTCTATCCAACAGATGGAGACCAACAAATCAAAGACAACATTGTGCTGTACTCGCTAGAAGGGGCTGATGCGTTTGGCATTACTGATGGATTTGATCAAAACGGATTCCCACCGGGCACAGATGTTATCGTGAGTCGGCTATATACGCCAGTCAATCAGGTGTCAGGTCATAGAATTAACAGTATCACTGTAAATGGTTCGACAACGCAAATACCCATCGCATTTAACGAGGTCGCTATATTTGATGCATCAAACATCACGGTAACAGTATCATGAGTTGTGATTTTAGCGTTTACGACAAAGACCAAGTCAAGCAAGCGTGTGATTTGACTCTCTCTCAATTTAGACGCTCTCAAATACTGCTTGGAGCGCAATCTGCAATCAATAATCAATCAATTGATTTGTATCAATCATTAATAGATGCAATGCAATTACGCTGCTTAGATGATGCAGTTGGCGTTCAGCTTGACATCATAGGTCGCATCGTGGGGCAGAGCAGAGAGCTAGAGAACTATGGCAATAAGAATTGGTTTGCGTATGATACTAAAAATGTTGGATATGAAGAAGGAATCTGCTATATAGAAGGTGCCCCGATTGGCGGCAATTTGATTGCTAGTGATTTTACGTATCGACAGCTGATATACGCTCGTATATTTAAAAATCACGTCAAATACGGTTCAGTGCCTGAGATTTTGCAGGTTGTTAAGCTAGTTTACGGTATAAACATATCGATTCGCAAAGAAGGGATGAGTGACATCAGTTTAATCGTCCCGGCGAACACGCCGACATACATTGTTCAGAATCTGACAAAAGTCACTGACACAGTGACAACTGATAAAGTATACTTTTTGCCGATACCTTCCACAGGGCGCATAGTTGATGTAATATTTAGACCGAACCCGGCATTTACATATGATAGCATATTGCCCAACAAGGGGTACGATCAATCTAATCACGCTGTTTAGGAGACAAAAAAAATGGCAACACGAATCTTCAAGGGGCCAGCTGTTTACGGTGAAGCGGCTAGCACTGACACATCTAGTCCGAGCACTGGAAACGGGTACAGAGACACGACAATAACAGATGCTCAAATACAAGCAGCGCTCAAAAAATTTGACACGCTTGCTGGTAGTGCGATTGAAAACGAGTATTTATACAGACTGTCAACACTAGTGGATTTGATTGAGAGGACAGGCATCCTCGGTTGGAATGCTGAGACTAGTTATATAACAAATGCTAGAGTAATCGCAGACAACGGAATTGAATATAGAGCGCTATCTTCATCATTAAACGCAAACCCGATGACCTCTCCAGCGTTGTGGCAAGAGGTACGGCCGCAGTTAGCAGTCGGTGAGACATTATTTTTAACTGTTGATTTGACCCCGAATCAGCTCGGATACGTTGGCACATGGGTGTCAATCGAGGCAGGTGCATCTCTTGCAGCTGTTGAACCAGGAGATGATGCAATCGGCACAGTAACGGGAGATAATACACCGCCCGTGCCACTTTTACAGCACACGCATACAGCAACATTTACCGGTGATGAGCTACCGCCGCATGCGCATAGTGCTAGATATCAAGCGACAGAAGGACAACCGGCATACGATGGTAACGCTGATCAAAATGATATAATCAAAGCGGGTTTTGCTGACACACAGCCTGCGACTGCTGGAACACCGACCGGAACAGTCACGGTAAATGCAGCAGGAGACCCACCGGGGACTTTTAGTGTGCAGGGGCGGGTGCTCAATGGCGTGTGGTGGAAACGTACAGCGTAACTTATAACTTATAATGAGATGCTTTATTTATAGCGTTAACGATTATGCTAGCTCCAGCATACGACAAATGATTTTTGTCTGTATACAAAACATGAGCATCTTTAACGATATAGCATCGATTGTTGTTGCATAGATGATCTGCTGGCTTTATCACAATTAAATTTTTTGATTTTGGTAAAAGCGTATCAAGTTTTTTGCTCATGTTTTTGTTCAACGCGTACCGCTTCAAACGATGAGAGAATATGGTTTTTTTTGGAGATTCTTCAAAAATTTGAGATAACGCTATTTTTTTAGGCTCTATCAATGATCTTGGTATCGGGTACACTAAAAAAACTTTATTGTTTTTTAGTAACATTTTTATTTGTTCAGCAAAGCTAATCCATGCAAAATTTGCATTATTTTTATTGGTCCTGGGTTCATTAAATTGCGCATAATTTACAGAGACAATGATATTTTTGTTTTTGAGGTTCGATAAATATTTAATTCTATTTGCGTTGTATTGCATGCAATCTGTAACAGAGCTAAACCAAATTTTTGAACTAACAAGGGGACACTGTTCTTTAACTAAAAATAAAAACCCTTTGTATTTGCTTGCATCTAGCAATGCTCTGCCGAGCTGCCCAGCAAAACTGTCGCCTACAGCTATCCAGCGGTTATCGCCAAAAGAACAAGAATTTGACACTCTACGGTTAATGCATTTCTCATTATTTTTAGTTAATCGTCTGTATTCCGGTAGTTTAAAAAAACTATCTATTTTTGAGATTTTATCTTTTTGTTCTAATGTATAATCACTAAAAATAAAATTATGTTTGTTGATAAATTTGCTACACCCAATGAGCAACAAGGCAAATAAAACAGGCTTTACTTTGATCAAGTCAGCCCAGCGATCAAACTTTTTCCAATGAAATTGCTCAACGAGTCGATAGCTCAACCCTGCTAATGCAAACGCAAGAGGAATGCCCCAATAGGGTAGATAAGGGATGTCTAACACATGGGCTGCGACAACAATGGGCCAATGCCATAAGTATAAAGAGTAAGAGTAACGTCCCAAGGTTTGACTGATACTGTGGTTTAATAACTGATTATGTGTATCAGCGATAATCACCAGATACGCACCCAATATAGGAACGAGAACCATAGGCCCAGGTAGAATATATTGGTCTAATGTAAAAAAACTAATACATATCGCGCCAATACCGAGCCAACTACAACGGCGTTTCCACCTTGATTGCAGTGTTACAGGGAAGCAGTAAGCCAAACCACCAAAGAGCAATTCCCAAATTCTGGTATGAAGGCTAAAAAAAACGGCATGCGCATAATATTTAGATAGTTCTAAATACATGATAAAACCAATCAAAGCCATGCCCGCAATCATCCATTTAATCCATCTAAGTGGCATGATGCGCCCAAACAACATCAATATGACGGGATAAAAAAGATAGAATTGCCACTCAACTGAAAGAGACCAAGTATGAAGCAACCATTGAGTCTGCGCAACGGGAGCAAAATAACCAACTTCTCTTAGGTATTGATAATTAGAAATAAATGAAAGCGTGTAGCTCGTCGAGCGAGCTAGTGAAGATAAGTCAAGTGGTGATAAATAAATAACTCCTAAAACAAGAAGGACCATACACATAAACGCCAATGCTGGTATAATGCGATTAGCTCTGGCAACATAGAAAGCAAAAAGGTTGAAATTGTTTTGCTCTAAGCCACGAAAAATAATTTGAGTCATTAAAAAACCAGAAATCACAAAAAACACATCCACCCCAGCAAAGCCACCAGGTAGCCAGTTAGGATTAAAGTGAAAAAGCATTACAGCTAATACCGCAAGGGCTCTAATTCCATTAATGTCTAATCTAAATAATGGGCGCATAGCAAATCCATTTATTATTAAATAGACATAATAATAACATAGTTAAAACGATATTAAGAACAACGAGCTATAATTAAAGAACATGATGCAAGAATTGAAAAAAATGGAGAGTGCAAATGTCTGAAACGATAAAAGTAACGATAAATTCAACTTGGCAATCAGTTTATGATTTGACTGGCATAAATAAAGGCAACGTTGTTGTAATAACACCCATAACTGCATCAAAATCGCCTATTGCGGTGTTGTCGCGAGCAAATAAACCAGATGACGAAGAGTCTGGCATACCCGTCTTTTATAAACTAAATCCAGCAACAACCGACACAACCGACACTGACGTGTGGGTGCGCGGCTCGGGTGAGATTGCTGTTTCAGAGCTGGAGGGATAACATGGTCTCTACAGTAATTAAAAGCGGTGGCGGTGGCGGTGCGCTCAAGATTGCAGCAAAAGCGGACGGCACAACAGCTGTTTTTGCTGATAAATCTGCATTAGATAGCTACACAACAACGCATCCAAGCTGGGCCAACTCTCTTCCAGCAAATCAGGCGGTTGCGCTTGGTGTTGATAATGAAAAAGTAGATTATGCGTACGTGCGAAGAGACGGAGATTGGGTTGATGTTACCACGAATTTTATCGGAAGCACGGGTGCAAAGGGTGAAACAGTTAAGATAACATCTGTTGATAACGTTCGCACAGACAAAGAATTAGTTACTACAGTTGCTTTAGATGATGGCACTAGCGCAACGTCAACAGCAACTGATATTGCATACGTTAAAAAAGTTGCAGGGCAGGACCCCGACGCGCAGGGTGACATATCTATAACACCGTCAAATATCGGCGCATACACAACAGCAGAAGTCGACACAGCCATAAGCACAAGTGCTGATACTATCAACGCGCGAATAGATAGCGATGTTGCAACACTAACAAGCAGTATTGACGAACTGACGGAAACAGTTGACGAAAACGCACCTTATCGCATTTATACATCACTAAATGATATAGATGTTGAATTGCAAGATTTGGACGGAATTAATAACGACCAAATAAGAATTAATAATTTTATTGCAATTATAACCGCCATGGGTGAGGGGTCTGAAGCTCGTTTAACTGTCGGTGCTGACGAGCGCATCAGTCCAATCGATTATTCTAGATTAAATATAAACTGCGATGTTTTTAGCAGAGCATCAGCAACAGCAATTAGTAAACGCACATCTGAGATATACATCATATCATCAAGCACAGCAGATGCAGAAACCTGTACAGGATGGGTGCAGTTAACTGATAATAGTAGATTAAAATCAGATGCTAAAATTAATCAGATATCATTTGATTCTGAATTAAAAATACAAACAAATAATGAAGATCGGCTGATTATCAGCTCAAGCGGCATTGATGCGCGCAATAAACGAATTCAAAACATTGAAGACGCGATTGACGAACAAGACGCTACAACACATTTGCAAACAGAGCGCATGATAGATGCTGCATTTGCTCAAGCTGTCGAATCTAGCGTTGAAAAACCGAATTATGAGATTGATTTAAGAAACCAAGATGCATCTGGCGGTTACGGAAAAGATGGAACAAAAATTAGCTATTTTGGCGTGTCGCCAGGTAATATTGTGCCCGATTTGACATACGGCAAATGGTTTTTTATACATGAAAAAACAGATTCGACAATCGGTTTTCATATTCTGCACAAATCATTGTTTCCTGCTGAAGTTCAAGACAATGCGCTTGCGTTTTTTGAATTAAGCGGAACCGCAAAAGGGGCGATCGGCAAATCAAATCAAGTTTCCACAACGTTTGCAGATGATGCAATCTGGGATTCAAATGGTCGATTAATACCGAACACGGAAGATGCAAACGACCAAACACATGATGAGTATTTAGATAAAAATGGGGAAATTGTATCAAGTTTTGACGCAGCTCAAGCTGCAACGTATTCATTCGGAGCAATGTCTGTAGTAGGTCCGACTATAGCGTACAAGGGCTATGCTGTTTATGCTAGTGATGATACTGACACAACATTTATTGAAGATCCGAATTCCGATTGGTTTGTGTTCAAAGGAAAAATCGGGGGCGGAACGTTCAATGTTAAAAAATTGTTTATGGCGTTCCCTCGTACGTATTCAGAGCTAAGTTATGTTACAGAAACAGCTGCTGAAGCGTTGGGGATTAAAGTATCGGCTAATGCTCAAGCTATATCAGAACTTCAAGATGAACAGCTAGCAATAAAAAACAATTATGTTCAAAAAACTGAACTAGATGACGCTATTGACAATGTTGCCGATGATATCATTGAAGCAGAGCTGCAAAAACGCATGCAGTCAACAAAAATTGATTACGATGATTCAATAGATACTATAATACCTGTTGCGACAGCTACATATGACAGTCTGCAAGTGCTCTATAGAATTAATTCAGCGGACGGTGGATATAAAGAAGCTGGCAGACTTGACATATACAGAGCAGACGACTCGCACACGTATGTAGTTGATGCAATAACAAGACCCATCGGCAGCGTGCCAACGAAATTCAGCGCATATTTGGACACAGGGTCTATTGTTTTGAAGCTGCATAACAGCGGAGCGGGCAACGGGGCGAGTATCACGTATCGCAATAATTTATTCAGTGAATTACGCACAACAGCATAAAAGGAAAATTAACTATGGGTTATACAAATCAACATAATCTGCAAGGCGTTAACGAAACGCTCGAGATGGGAAAAAATGGGAACAAGCTTAATTCTGCCTCTGGTAAGATTTCAGCGACCCAGGCAGACGGGTCAACTCTAATAAATTTTGAAATTGCAGCCGCAACTGCATCAACTCACGCAGTAACACAAGCTCAGCTCGATGTAGTCGCTGGCAAATCGGGCGGCTATTTATCATATAGCTATGACGCGAGCAGCAACATTTCACAACTATCAGGACAGGGATCAGGTGTATCAGGTGCAATTCGACACGGTGATACGTACAAAGTGGGCACCGCAGGCACGTTTTTAGGTGAGACAGCTGAAGTGGGCGATTTTATTATTGCGCTCGTAGCTAATGCAGACGTTAGTGATAATACATCATCAAATACGGATTGGATTCATGATGAAAGACGAACAGCAGGCGATTTAGCAGACGGAACAACGCTTGACGCAGCAGAAGGAAAATTACTCATTAAAGACGGAGGCGTGAGCACTGATAAAGTTGCAGCTTCAGCAGTCACTACTGCAAAAATTGACGATTTAGCAGTAACTACTGTAAAAATTGATGATTTAGCAGTCACTGATGCAAAACTAGCGGCAGCGGCTGTCACTACTGATAAAGTTGCAGCTAATGCAGTAACAGAAGCTAAGATGAGCGCAGGTGTTAAAGCTAAGTTAGCTAACTCTGAAGCCTTGCACGACACCAATATCCCCAACATTCAAACAGCAATTGGCGGATCGTTTGACTCTGATAATGAAAGCTCTATTGCTGCACAAACTAATTTTTTAACAACAACCACGATCGTCGGGCAACTATCGCAAGCAGATAGTACGTTAAAATTGCATTTAGATGATAATGCGGGTCGCACGCTATCAGCAGCGCATGACGCAGGTACGCAAAACGTTGGTGACGCAATTAAATCAGGTCGTGTATTAACAACTGTAATGATAACACCAACAACAGTAGCAAATGGTAGCGGCTGCACAATGACAATAGGCGTGTCAGGTGATACTGATAAATATGCTGCATCATCTGCAATTGATTTATATGACTCTGGCGTATCAATTATCAATGTCAATAAACCGCTTTCATCTGACGAGCAGATAATTGCGACAGTGACGCAAGGAACAGCGACTCAAGGAACGTTTCAAGTCACTGTGCTTCATGTGTAGCTAGTACAGCTCTAAAATTGAATTGACTTGCTGATATGAGCTAAATGCATTTATGTCAGCAAGATATATTTTTTTAACTTGATAAACATTTTCGTCATTATCAATTAAATTAATCGACCGGACATGCGCTCTAGCAGTAAATATATCAGAGCTAACATCTGCAGATTTTTCTAAAATACAACAACATTTTGCTGTTTTTTTATCATCGTAAATTTCAAATTTAGATAAAAAAATTTGTTTACCGTTGTCAAGAATTATTCGTGCACTCATTTTATATCCCCTTTTTTTCTGCATTTGAGCGCAAAAATAATAGACTCAAAATATTCATTTTTAGTTAAACACCATTGCTCACAATCATAGCTGTCAGCGTCTCGCGTTAATGCGTCAATCATTTCATCTATTGTATTCTGCTCATATACAGCAGCTGCAAACGTGTTGTCTAGAATCATTATTAAACCCTCTATTTCATGTTTCGTTCAGCGTGTCAACCTTTTTATTTACATTAAATTCAAATAAATATTTGATTAAAAAATCATTATTGTGTCTCCTGTATAAGCGCCTGTTTTTTCTAAATCATTAATTGCTGCGTAATATTCATTTCTTGCGCAATCAATTAATTGTGATAAATTTTCTCTATCATCATCGCTGATGTCATCACTTAAAAAAGAATACATTTTTTCAAGATCATAAAAATGCTCTAATTTTTTATCACTCATCATTCTTGCTTTTCTTCTAATTTTAAGAATTTTTGCAATTTTTTTATTTCTATTTTTTTTGTTTTTTTTCATGATTGTAACTCTTGAGCGTTTTCCATTGCTATATATTGCGCATCTCTAATTTGAATTAGACCGTCCTCACAAAATAAATAGATTAAATTGCTCATATCATCGATATCTCCGCATTTTGTTGCGTCTATTGCGGTTTCTCTTAAGCCATCAGGTATTCTGTTTTCATATATTGCATACATCGCCGGCGAAACCTCACTATCATATTTACAATCTAATAGCTCAGCTCCGATTTTGCTAATATCAATAATTATTTGATCTAAAATTTGTTCATTTTTCATAATGTTCTCCTCGGTTTATGTGGTAATTATATCATCTGTTTGCATTCTGTCAAGATTTTTATTTACATTTTATTTAAATGTGCATTTTACGTGCTAGTTGTTTTCAAATCCGTTTTTTGTGTACGAACCAACAATTTTTGTTGTTATTCCCTTTTTTGTACATTTGCGAATTATTTTTCCACTCTCATAATAAAATGAGTTGTATTTTTCGTTTAAATTCCAGCCAAAATTTGTTATAGAGTTCAAAACATTTAGTGACAAATAAACACGTTTCATGC